AGTTTAACGAGGAACAAGGTAAATACTTTGTAAGACTTTCATATGTAAAAGTTTGGAATAAGGGCGATGAAGTAGTTAATAAACCAGAACCTAAAACTGATGAGATGAAACAAATAGAACAGCAAGCAAATGGGAAACAGACGCCAATGAGCCAGCAAAGTAACTTGTTTGCTAATGCACCTATAGAAATAAATGACAATGATTTACCGTTCTAGGACGTGGTTTAAATGGCTGGCTGGATAAAAATACATCGTAAAATTATAGACCATTGGATTTGGACGGATTCTAAGAGACTAAAATGGTGGATGGATTTATTACTATTAACCAATCATTCAGATAAAAAGGTAATGTTAGGTGGGAAATTAGTTGTTTTAAAGCGTGGTTCTTTTCATACATCAGAATTAAAATTATCTGAACGATGGAACGTATCTAGAAACACAGTTAGAAATTATTTGAATGCGTTAGAAAAAGACACCATGATAACCACTAAAAAGACAAAAAACGGAACAACTATAATAGTGCATAACTACGGTATTTATCAAGATAATGATGATTATAAAAAACAAAAGACTGAACAACTAAGTGAACAACAGTGTGAACAACAGAGTGAACAAAAGAAAGACAACAGACTGAACAGAACAATGAACAAGACTAAAGAATTAAAGAATATAAAGAATGATAAGAATGTGAAGAATATGAAGAAGGAGAAGAAGAATTATAAAGTCTTCGACTTCTTTCAAGAAAATGGATTTGGATTTATCACTCAGTATATTCTTGAAGACATAAATTATTATCTAGATGCTTTTTGTCAAGATTCGGATGAAATTTTGATTGCTGCACTGAAGATAGCTAAAGACAGAAATAAAGTTAATTGGGGTTACGCTAAAAGTATTTTAAATTCTTGGTTACAAATGAATTTAAGCAACTACGATCAAATTAAAGCTTATGAAGCTCAATATAAAGCCACGAAAAAAATGCAGAATAAGCAAAAAGAAAATTATAAGTCTAAAGAAAAAACGCCAAGTTGGTTAACCAATCAAAATCAAAATACAGCTGTCGAAGTTGATGAAGAATTTGAAAAAGACAGGGCTGAATTTTTAAAAAAATTAAATGCTCATTGGGGTGATTAGGTGTTAAGACAAAATAATATTTGTGACGATGCATCAACAAATCGACAATATACGCTTAGAAAAAATAAAAGTCTGATTAAACAATTTTTCGACAGCAAACAATATTTATACCAAGCAGATAGAAAAGTTGCTCATGTTCATGTAGTGAATGACATATATCTTATTCACGGTCATCACAAAACGATGTTTAAAGGCGTGAAAAAGAAATTCAATAACAAATTAGAATTTGCTAGCTACATTGAAAGTAACGAATTGTATTTCGAAAAGGCAAAACAACTCAGTTTGTTTTAAGGAGGAGCAAGAAGATGAAAAAATTTAATGTTCAAATCACATATACTGGCATGATTGAAGAGACTATCGAGGCTGAAAGTTTAGACGAAGCAGAAAATGAGGCGCATGATTTTGCGAGAATGGAAGTGCCATTTGATTGTGATGAATATGAAATTAATGTAGAGGAGGAATATGAATAATGAAAACATATCCAGCATTAGCATTTGAACATAAAGACGAATCAGGCGTATACATTGGTGAATTTGAAGGGTGGTGCCAAGATTTAGATGAGGCAATACTATTTGCAAATAAAGACGGAAGTAAACCGGATAAAAAGAAAGCTAAAGAAATCTTTTTGAGGGAAGAAAAAAATTTGAGTGATATCTTAAAGGAACGTTACGGAGAAGATGCAATTCAAAATTACAGACCAAGTGAATGGTTTAAAACATGTAATTTAGTAGATGTTGAAATTAGTGAAGAAAAATTTAAGGAGTTGCTTAATAATGACTAATTCATTAACTATTGATGAATTAATTGGAAAAGTAGAACAATGGAGTGTTGACCGTAATATAAATCATGCAAGTCCCTTAAAGCAGTTTGATAAGTTGGTCGAAGAACATGGAGAACTAGTACGAGGATTAAATAAACAAGATATGCAATTAATTAAAGATAGTATAGGTGACATGTTTGTTGTATTAATAATCATGATGCAACAAATTAAAGGCAATATTAAATTAGCGTTAAGCCTATCTGATTTCGGTGAAGGTGAGGTTAATACTTTAAATTATATTAAATCACTATTTTACTTAGGTGAAAAACTAGAAGATTTTATGTCTGATAATAATAATGGCAATTTGTTTAGTGAAATTCAAACATTGATTACAAACATTACCTATTTACTTAAAGAAACGGCATATAAAAATAGTTCCGATTTAAGAACATGTTTAGCACTTGCCTATGATGAAATCAAAAACAGGAAAGGCGAAATGATTGATGGTAAATTCGTAAAAGACTCAGATTTAAATTGCGATTAAAATGCTACTAAGATTTGATGAGGTGTTGCAAAAATGAAGTCAATAGAGTTTGCAAGTAACGTGCAAGTGATATAACCCCGAAATATAAGCAGAATTTAAGTGAAATGCAAGTAACATGCAAGTGAAAGAGGTGTCGAGTAAGTGGCACAATACTTAATCACAACATTCAAAGATTCTACAGGACGTAAACATACACACATAACTAGAGCTAAGAGCAATCAAAGATTTAATGAGGTGTTGCAAAAGTGAAATCAATAGCAACCATAGAAGCGGAACAGTATTTATATGATTCACTGATCATAGACAAAATGGGAATGTGTGGATGTCATGAGGTAGTCATTGGGCGTAAGCCTCTCACACATGGGCGTGAAATCGTGGACTTTTTAACCTATGATACTAGAAATATTTTTAGGGCATATGAAATTAAAGTATCAAAAGCAGATTTAAAGAGTTCAGCTAAATTGTCTTTTGTAGGTCATTATAATTACTTAGTTTTACCGAGAAACCTATATGAAGAAGTAAAATACACAGATTTGAGTTCAATTCTTAAACAAGAAAATGTAGGCATTGTCATTATAGGTGAGGGCATTATACGTAAATCTGGTAGAAAAACATTAACAATGGGAGATAACGTTATGCTCATGGATAGTTTGAACTGCGCGTTAAATAGAGAGAATGTAAAGATTAGAAGAGGAAAGAGGTTATCATGAATGATTTTATTAAACTTAACATTTATGATTTTGACAATAATTTTATTTTATACATGCAAATATATCGTTAATAAATATATCAGAATGATTGCAATTCTATTATTTACTGTTTGTTTAAGTCTCGCAATCACATTAGGATTTGGATTTAATTTTATCGAGTATATATTAACAATATTTTTAATAATTATATTTATCGAATTAATAGAACTCGATATTTATTTAAAACGTAATTAGCCATTAGACTTTTTATTAATGCTTACATCGAGGAGATACATCATGAAAGACTTGCTAATTGAATATAGGAAAACGAGACTTTGCGTACTCAATAAAATAAAATCACTTGAATATAAAGTAGATGAAGAGGATAAATTAAGTAATTACAAAGATATATTAAAAGACATTGATTATACAATTGAATGGTTAAAATGTGGACACGAACCAGGCAATTATAACGCAATAGATAGAAGTCAATGCTATTTAGTAGATAATGATGTGATCAATAAGGCTTTTAGCGAATCAATGTATAAAAAGAATTCAGATATTGAATACAATGATATAATTAATAATGTTAATAATAAAGTGAGCTACGCACTGATGAAGTTAACACCTAAAGAACTAGAGTGTTTTATTATGGTCAAATGTGAGGGGCTTACTTATAAAGAATCTGCTAGTTTATTAAATTTGAAAATAGGTAGTGTGCAAAACTATATTAAAAGAGCTGAAATTAAAATAAAAAATGAACTTGAAACAAATTTATTTATATAGTGATTTTTTGTCTTATGTTTGATACATATGTAGAAGATTAATTAATCTTTGTTTTGGTCTCCTCCAATTTTTATTGCCTATCTGAGCTATGTCTTAGATAGGCTTTTTAAATTTAATTTTAAAGCAATTAGCGTAAGGGTGTGTGATAATAGTTGGCTAGAATAGAACTTTATGAAAAGTTGGATATAGTAAATAAATTAGGTTTAGTAGAAGGTTGGAAGCGCGATAGTTTAACAGATGAGCAAATTGCTAGAAATTTAGGTGTTTCCAAACATACTTTAATTAAATGGAAAAAGAATATACCAGACTTTCTAGACGCCATAAAAAAGGGCAAAGAGGTATCAGATTATGAATTAGAGAATGCACTTCATAAAAGAGCGGTTGGCTATTATTACGAAGAAGAAACAGTTACTAATAAAGGTGAAGTAGTAAAAATCAAGAAATATGAACATGCTAATCCTACATCACTAATATTCGCTCT